AACACCGCCTATTTCTCCATCTCTATCAGCAAAAACTAAAGGAATTGTGTCTCCTAATTCTGCTAATTCCTGAACAGAATTAAAACCTGTTTGAGGTGCATATCTTTTAGGACCAGAAGCATCTGCTGTTTTTAAACTGGGCGGTGTTTTGTATTTTGGTGCTTTAGGTTTCGGTGTCAGTAGGTAAGCAACAACCGATAAAGCTACTCCAACGACAAGTGAACCAAAAGCAGTAAGTTGACCAGCGACCACTAACGGACCAGCTTGAATGTCAGGTACTAAATCGTAATCTTTTAGTCTTTTGCCGTTATAACTTTCTGTTTTATCTACAAAGAACCAATACTCTTCTTCTGTTATTCCTAAGACATTACATAATTCAACTTCTTGGGGCAATAAAACTCTTCGACTTGTAAAGCCTCTACGGGGTTCCATGTCACCACCGACCCTTCGTATGAAGTTATGTTCAGCCATCCTTCCTCGAAATAAACTGCCAATCCATATCCTCTCTCAGATTTACATAGGCCAACAGTACCTATATTAGGACGTTCTGTCTTGATTCCCCATAACTCTAATTGTTCCCTAAAAATTGAGTAATCATTTTTTCTTAATCGTCTATACCAATCTCTAGTAGGACAGGGACTTTCTATGCCGTAATACTTTAAAACTGCTTTGGATAACGTTAAACAATCAGCCGCTTTATGCTGCTCAGGATTAGCACCTAAACGATAAGGAAGACCAATAAAGTCAAACGGTGTCATCTATTTTGAATGCTTCCTGTAGTAGGAAGATGCCCAACGAGAGCATTAGTTAAAACTCTATTTGGCGCATTACTACCAACAGCGTCAATTCCTGAACTAAGCAACACTTCAACAGTTGTTGTGTCATACCCCATAGAAGAAGCAAGCCAAACATCTTTCGTTAAATATGGACTTCCGTAAGTTGTTAAGGGTACGAGCGTTTCAGGATCAACTCTGCAAACAAAAACTTCAATACTCCATTTATTAACAACAGCTTCTCTTGCTCGATTCATAGCAAGTGGATTATTTGCAAAAACAAGACCTGCTTCTAAATTGTCACCTGATCTATTCTTTGCTGCACCTTGATAAATAAACGGAAGGAAATAATAATCCTCTCCATCTAATTCTATTTTATTATCATTGTCTTTTCGATATTTGCCATTGTGTTCTAACTTATTCATATTATCTCTTTTCCCGTTTTGGTAACGATCTTGAACCGTTCCAGATGAATTTTTAACACGAATAAAGCTAACAATTGTTGTAATAGACATTTCTTATAAACCTACTCTGGAACGTTGACTACGAGAGTTTTTAAGTTGACTAAAGACTTTCG